TGATCCATCACAGTTTCCAGATTCTGGTACAAACTTTGTTTTAATAGGTACAGAAGAAATATCGTACACAGGTATAAACTCATCTAATGAATTAACTGGTGTTATAAGAGGTGTGAGAAATACTACTGCAGCATCTCATGGTGCTGGAGATACAGTGACTAGCACAGCAAATTATGTAGCATGGGGTGAAGCTGCATCAGGAGATTTAGTATTAGAACCTGGTATGTGGTCATTAGATAATTTTGGTGATAAAGCCATTTGTCTAATTCATGACAGTGCTGTGTTTGAATGGAATTCTGTTGCATCAAATGCAACAGATACAAGAGCTGTAATTATAACAGGTGCACCAACTGCATCAAGACATATGTTAGTATCCACACCGGATAGACACTTAGTATTTTTTGGAACAGAAACAACTATTGGAGATACATCAACACAAG